GAAAGAGTCCGGTTGGCTGAGCCTTCCAGTGGGTGCCTTTAAAACAAGATGTTTTACCTTAACGACGCTGACCGCGCCATCTGCTCCGGCAGCATGCGCGCGCGCGAAGAGATAACTCTCTCGTCGATAAGGACATTACCCCCATTCAACCCGGAAACACCACTACACTTTGAGTGGGAGGTTCAAGGCTTGGTCTTTCCTACAGTTGGTACTAAGTACTTTAACCGCATAATCATCGTAACTGGTGAATGCGGTGGGACCATGCGGACCTATGCAACCAACCCGGACGACGATGGGGAGTGGCGTGAAATACCGCCACGTGAGGCACCACGGATCCTTAATTACATCAGGCTCTGGAATAAATATGACTCCCTCAAGCAACGCTTACACGAATCCCAACAGGAGAAATCCACTCTGGCACTGGACAACCAACTCCTTAGGCATGAGATAGCAAGACTCCGGCAGGAACAGCACTCGACAACGGTTCGTACAGTGAACATGAAGTACATTCTTGTCGCCGCCGTGATGATATTTCTTGCGCTCTTGCCAGGAGGTGATGCACAGGTCTATTTCCCTGGTAACAAGACCATCTTTACCGAAATAAGGGATATATGCCGGAGGTCAACGGAGACCTTGAACGAGAATCTGGAGCTGCGGATTAAAATGGCATTGTTCAACGTGTCTTGGTCTGATCGCCTAAGTGCAATCAAAGAAATCCTGGCACTCCAGTTCGTTCCACAGATCCATTGGGTTCGTGTGATTCTCGAAGCTCTGAGGTACTACCAGGTCTGGAACATCTTCACAGTGGCCTTAACCGTGCTTACCCTTCTGAGGAGTGAGAAGATCGGAACAGACTTAACGGTGATCGTGTTGGCCCACTTTTCAGGTTGGCGCATGGCAGTCTTGCCCACCATTCCATTCCAGACAACTTTATCATTGTGGGTTATGAACGGTATAATGCTATGTTTCTGCTTTGACATATTTCTTGCCCTGACGGTTGCGGTAACCGCACCCGTGCTTGGTGCAGTATTGCTTTCATTCATGAGTGATATAGACTTCCTTGGTCACATGCGTGGGCTAATTGTAACATCAATGCTGGCAGTAGCCTGCCATCTCGCCTACGTACTTAATGGCAGCACAACCACGATTTTCATTGTGATTCTTGTCATTCGTACACTACGCCTCCACTCATCTACGATTGGTACCAAACTTGAACTACGGGATGAGAACGGAAAGGTGGTTGCAACTTTGCCGGCCCGTGCTCGCAATGCAGCCTTCAACTTCTTCCAGAAGTTCAAACAAGGTGTGCGTAACAGTGTCAATGAATTCACGGTGATTAAACCAGATGCGCTTTGCGTTGTTGAGACTCCAGAAGGCAAGGGCACTGGTTTCTTTTGTGGCAATGATATCATTACAGCAGGTCATGTTGTTACCAGCCATAGGATAGTTAATGTGATTTATAAAGGGCTGACTTATGAAGCTAAGGTGCGCTACGCTCCCAACAAGGATGTAGCCTTCATATCATGCCCTGGTGACCTGCACCCCCAAGCACGGTTTAAACTTGCAAAAAACCCAGACTATTCTTTAGTGACAGTAACAGCATTTGTTAACGACGACATTGTGGTCTCAACCGCGACTGCGGTTGCGCATGGTGAGACCCTATCCTACGCGATGAAGACGCAGGATGGTATGTCAGGTGCGCCTGTCACAGACAAGTTTGGGCGTGTCTTGGGTTGCCACCAGACGAACACTGGCTATACTGGTGGTGCTGTTATCATACACCAGGAGGACTTCCACCCACACAGACCACAAGGCTTAGAAGCCGAGGTGGAGAAACTCAAGGCAGAACTTGAAGCAGAACGCGCTAAAAGTGCGGCAATGAACCAATCTTACAACCCTAATGAGATTGTTGAACTCATTCGAACAGCAGTTGGTCGTGAAATGCAAATCCTAAGAGATGAGATCAACAAAGAGTTTGAGTTCAACCAAAAGAAGAAGGGCAAGACCAAGCGTGGGCGCACTGGGCAGCGGACCAATCTCCGGAAAGGAGCTCGGATGCTTACCGAAGAGGAATACAATGAGCTTTTGGAACGCGGCCTTGATCGTGAGACACTCCTCGACCTCATTGATAGGATAGTTGGTGAACGTGTTGGCTATCCCGAATACGACGAGGATGATGACTACGAGTACGAACGCAATGAGGAGGTGGATTACGACATGGAGATTGACTTTGGCCAGAAAGTCAAAGCCCAGAAGCCCATCCCTGCACCGCGCTCCCGGAAAGTTCTACCACTTAAAACTGAGGAGGTTAAAACCTTAGACTGTAATCAAGCCCAGGCCACCCTCGTCGAGCCATGTGAATGCAAGCCTGAAGATGTTAAGATCGTTGTTGTAACAACTGAAAAGCCAAAACCCAAGCCACCAAAGCCCTTTTCACAAACCTACGGGAAACCACCTGTGTGGGAATCATATGACTTTTGCTGGGATGAAGAATCGGCTAATGAAATATTACCTGAACCACACAAACTTACAAGGGCTGATGAGATCATTCTTGGGAGTAAGATTCAGAAGCTTAGGACCATAATTAGCACAGCAATTCAAACCCAGAACTTCTCGGCTCTTCCACTTGCCGTTTTTGAACTGGACACTTGTGCCCACGAGCACGGTTTGGAGAAATTTCTACAACGTGTCAAGTCACGGAAGCCAAAAAACGGCAAGGGGCCCCAGAACACCAAGGGGCCCAAGAACCAGAAGATATCCACTCACTAGGAGCATGGCGCGCCATGCTCCAACCTCCCGTGGAGCGGAAATGTGTTCCAGACAATTTTCCGCTTATTGGTCATCTTAAAATTGATCGTCCAATCTATGACCACAAAACCCCACGGGATGATCTTTTAGGTCTTTTGCCTGAACCTGAGTGGAAAGAGTTTGAAAAATTCGGTCCTACGACCTGGGGCCCCAAGGCTTTTGTTAAATCCTTTGATAAGTTTTTTTATGCTGAACCATCTAATTTTTTTGAAGACCATCCGGATCTCTGTAGGTTCGCTGATTGGGCTTGGTTCAGGGAGTTCTCCTACCTTGAGGATACCCGTGTCATCCACATAACAGCTACTGAGAAGAACATTGACTCAACACCAGCCTATCCCAAAATGAAATACTATCAGACTGAAGAAGAGTATCTTGACGCTTACGGCTGGACTCCATATGTTAGTCAGTTCACAAGGATACTTAAAGGGGAGAGGCCTGATGTGCTTTGGTATCTCTTTCTAAAGAAAGAGATCATCAAAGAGGAGAAGATCAAAGATAATGATATCCGCCAGATAGTCTGTGCGGACCCCATTTACACACGGATAGGGGCATCTCTTGAGGCACATCAGAACCAGTTGATGAAACAACGAACCCGCACATCTGTGGGCCAGTGTGGATGGACGCCAATGCAAGGTGGGTTTAAAGCCATAATGGAGAGGCTTGTTTCAAAAGGTAATAGTTACTTTGTAGAAATGGACTGGACTCGTTATGACGGAACCATTCCAACAGAACTTTTCAGGCACATTAAAGAACTACGATGGAAGCTGATCAACAAAGAACAGCGTGAGAAATACGCAGAAGTCCACAAGTGGTATGTTGACAACCTATTAAATAGGTATGTCCTCCTGCCGTCTGGGGAAGTAACCCTCCAGACACGGGGCAATCCATCTGGACAATTCTCAACTACCATGGACAATAACATGATCAACTTCTGGCTCCAGGCATTTGAGTTTGCTTGGATTAATGGCCCAAACAAGGAACTCTGGAAGAGCTATGACACCATTGTATACGGTGATGATCGTTTAAACACGACACCGTATGTTCCTCCCAATTATGAGGAGATGATTATTGGAATGTACAGAGATGTCTTCGGCATGTGGGTCAAGCCTGGAAAAGTGAAAGTCCAGAACACCATAGTTGGCCTCTCGTTTTGTGGCTTTACTGTGAATGAAAACCTTGAGCCTGTGCCAACCCAGCCGGAAAAACTCATGGCTGCCCTGCTTAAACCATACAAAGTGCTACCTGACTTGGAATCACTCCATGGGAAACTCCTGTGTTATCAGTTGCTCTCTGCCTTTATGGACGAGGAACATCCATTCAAGTGTTATATAGAACACTGCTTGTCCAGGACTGCTAAGCAGCTTCGTGACTCTGGGTTACCCCCAAGATTCACAGAAGAGCAACTCCATTACATTTGGAGGGGAGGACCAAAAGAAAGTAATGGCTAGCAAGTCTGGCAAAGATGTCACTGTCAAGGTCGAAAATAACACCGGCCGTGGCAGGAGCAGATCCCGCTCTAGATCTCGGTCTAGAGCCAGGAACAAAAATGTTAAAATTACCATCAACTCTAAACCAGGAGCGAACGGAGGACAGCGCAGACGGGGTAAACCTCAGTCTGATAAGCGTGTCCGTAATATTGTCAAACAACAGCTTGACAAATCAGGTGTCACAGGTCCAAAACCAGCAATCCGTCAACGGGCAACAGCAACCCTTGGAACCATTGGAAGCAACTCCAGTGGGAAGACGGAGCTCGAGGCATGCATTCTCACGAATCCCGTTCTTGTCAAGGATAACACGGGGAATAACACGTTTGGTCCGATCGTTGCTTTAGGAGCGCAGTATTCGCTATGGCGCATACGCTACCTACGCCTCAAATTTACACCAATGGTAGGACAGAGTGCTGTAACTGGTACAGTTGTCCGTGCTTCACTTAACCCAACCGCAACGCCATCTAGTACTGGTTGGTCTGGTCTAGGGGCCAGGAGGCACATTGACATTGTCGTGGGTAAGTCAGCAATCTTTAATCTTAAAGCATCTGATCTTTCTGGACCGCGTGAGGGCTGGTGGCTGACGAACACAAACGACTCAGGTGACTCCACACTTGGTCCTTCTATTGAGATACACACATTGGGGACCACCATGTCAGCCTACCAGAGCACCCCCTTTACAGGGGGCCTTTTCTTGTGTGAGCTTCAGGCAGAATGGGAATTCTCAGGGTATGCAGCAAATCCAGCCTTGGTGTCCCTAGAGAAGAACAAAGAGGATGACGTAGACGTCAGCTTTGAGGGTAACCAAGGTGAGCCTCTGACGATGCTGGTCACCGAAAGCTCCCTTTTCAATGCGGTTGCGACCCGGAGATCCACATTTACACATGGTTTTGCCAGGGCAGGGGAGACTAAATCAGACACAATCTGGCAGATTGTGGACACCGCAGTTTCAGCGGCAGAAACGGTTGTGCCACCCCCATTTGGCTGGCTCATACGCGGCGGCTACTGGTTCGTCAAAAAGGTTGCAGGTCGGGCCAGGATGCGTAACGGTACTACTGCGAGCAGGTACATCTGCTACGCAAGTTACCAAGACGCATTGTCTGACAAACCAGCGATCTGCACAGGAGCAGCTGGGGGTTATTACAACGGGCGTGATACCACCAAAACCAACCTCAGTTTTACACAGATGAATGAGCCCTCAACCGGAATCGGAGAAACACCAGTCACGTTTAAGGCCTACCGCATGATGCCAGAAGATACCATATATCTTAGATTTAAGCCTGACACCCTGAGCGTAGTCTCAAACTTTCAACCAGCAAAGCGGCCTATGCTTGCCAAAACGTATAGTGGTGACACCTTGACAGTTGGGCAGGGGAACAATAAAACAGCAATTCATACTGTTGTTAGAATTTCTGACCCCACTTGGTTTAGTGCTGACTGGGACCCTATATCTACACCCCAGCCAATTGCAGAGATTTACTGTAAGGCAGGCACCACGACTGTTGGTGACATCCTCGCGGCCTACCAGGTACATGGGCTTGGGAATCACACAACCACAGCATATGTTGTTAGGATGACCGCTGGTGCAAACCCCCAAGTGTCAGCCGGGATTGTTACTAATAAAGGGACTAATGATTATGATTTGAAAACCGCTAATTCAAATGCTGGTTTCTCATGGAATTTAGGATCAGGTACGTGGTACCTCATGATGTCCTTTGGTGATGCTTTGGGTAGTCTTGGCACCTGGCGTTGGACACCCAACGAGTTGTCTGCCAACTATACAATATACAATTGTGAGATTATACCATGTCTTCTCTTGGCAAATGATGACTTCCACATAGTGATACCAACAAAGAACGCATTGGTTCCGCTTGTGGCGCGGGAGCGTCACCTTGATCAGGGCCGACAGGTTCAGATTCAACCCACCGAACCTCCAGCCTCTGAAGTGGAGGACGTAGGTGATAGTGAGACAGAGTATGAGAGTGATGATGAAGAACTTGACCATTTTGATCTCCACGACTCTTCTGGCTCAGAGCCAGAGGACGAAGATGTTGAGAATAGTCGCATCACTCTCATGAATACCCTTACCAACCAGGGTATGGACATTGCACGCGCTGCTAAGATCAGTAAACGTGCTTTTCCAACACTCGCTGAAAAAACCAGGAGGAGTGTTTTTATGGACAGTCTGATTTCGGGCTGCGGCCCGTCCAGTGCTTGGTCCGAAGCGTGCAGAGCTGCACGCCAGGTAACCTTTAAGGAACCTATTTCTGAAAGCCGAGGCCACGCCGAGTAGGATCGAGGGTACAGCTTTCACTTCTTTTCTGTCTCTTTTTAGATTAGTCTAATTAGCATTAGAATTGATTTAATTAGAAGCAAAAAAAAAAAAAAAAAAAAAAAAAAAAAAAAAAAA